ATTTAAGTGTTAAAAATGTTTTTAACCCCGTTGCCTCTCTAAATCAAGGACTAAAGTAAAAGGAAATGGGACCCCTTTTTAAAAAAAGGGGGGTGGGTGGGCCCGAAAGCTTCAAGCTTATGGATAGAAGTAGGACCCGAATGAGATGTGTGATGTGGGAGAGTGGCGCGCGTTAGCGCGCCTGTTGGTATGCTAGATGATTAATCTTCCTTGGTCATCTATGTTTGTATCATCTTTCCATTGCTCGTAGGTTATTGGTCTACGTTCCTCGGTCAAATAATTGTAAGCATAATAAGTAGTAGGTGTATCGCTATCATAAGACCAAGTCCTACGATTAACCCACGCGTTATCTTGGTTTAATACTCTTGGCTCGGTTATTCTACCAAAATGATTTAATGCACGTTCACCATAAAGATTAACCCAATCATATTGACATTGCACTGAACACGCATTGCCATCAAGATAATAGAATCTAGAACGTCTGCGCGTTTCATTCCTCTTATTATCTTTCGGTCCACGTTTCCTGTCCTTAGTGTCATAGGTATGACACTTAGGACCTTGGCAATATCTAAGTTGGCTCATCTTATTCCACCTAACCAAAACATAACGAATAGATAAACAACAAAACCAATTATCATTATTGTTTCAGTTCTAGTCATGCAACCCTCACACTTGGATTGGTTGCATTTCTCCACTTGTTACCATTTTGATTTGGTGTTGCGTCTAAATCCCAATATATAAAAACATCATTTCCGTCTTTTGTATTAAAATGTTTGCCTTGCGTATCTGTGTTGGGTTTAGTCCATGTTCCACGTCTTGTAATTATCTTGCTATGTTTTTTAGCATAGTAAGTAATTAAGAACGTGTCATGATCTTCTACGAATTGTAGTATTTCTTGTGTTTGCATACTTATTTCTCCTTTATTGATTAAGGGATAATCCTACTACGAATTACCCCTTAATGTCAATAGTTAATTTAAACTATTTTGTGCTTTTTTTTGCTCGTATAATAACCTCGCTTTTATTTTATCCTCTCTTGTTTGTGTCTTATTTTTCATGCCCTCTAAAAAATCAGCACAGTTTTGAGGATTAAAGATTGCCAAGCCAGTAGAATTACATCTAATTATTTCAGCTTCATCAATCGGACATTTTGCTTTTGCACAAAAGTCCAATGCTTCATCAAGATACTTCCAAGATTTTAACCAAATCTTAATTTTACCAACTTGAGTTAAAACAGTTTCTATCCATTTTTGATGTGCCATTATTAATTGACCTTTAGCTGATTGCCAAAACATCAAGACTTTATATTCTTGTTCAGTACAACCAATTGAACGATCTCTACAATATTCCCGACCAATTAAATCAAGAACATAATCATTGTTCCACTCTTTCGCAAATGATGTTTGGTTATCACTTCCACCATTTAAGCCAAGATATTTTGCGTTTGCGTCATCAATTTTTGTCCAATGTGGATTTGATTGATTATCTTTTTGCTCAATATTAATATCAGGATTGCAACCCTCTCTACCTTTTAGTTCATCACGATACATGGCATAAGCAAAATCGTTGCGTCTGTTATCTTCCTCACCATTGATATTCCCATTTAATTTAAAATCAAAATGGTTTTCAATGTATTTATCTTTCATAACTATGTTGTCATTTTGGTCACGATCTTCGACCTGACCATAATACCCAGTATGAAAGCAACTATCTTTTGCAATAGTGTCCACGTTTTCAAACTTGTTTTGCAAATGATAAGCCATCTTAATATCCTCAGGTGTATAGTGTCGGCTTACAATTTGTTGCATAAGTTTCCATGTTTTATCTTGCAAAGGTTTCATGTTTTCACGCAATTGAAAAAATTTTTCTTTCTCTTGCGTGGTTTCTTGTTCAAGATGTACTCGCATACGATTTGCGATCTTATTACGATACTCTTGATTTAGTCTTATTCTTGACATTTTTTTTTCCTCTCTTTCTTTTTATTAATTTAAAAAAATCTTGGACTATTTGCTTTTGTTCTTTCCAAGAATATTTATTTTGCATAAATAAAGTTTTATATTATCTTGACAATACTGTCAATAGGGATTATATAGGAGTTAATTCTTTAAGATATTTTAGCATAGCTGAATGATGATAAAAGAATTAAAAGTTTCAAGCGGTTGTCTTTCAATTTATTGCATACTCAACCGCTTGAGCTCTGGTCCCTGATCCCTTGGGTTTTTAGTTTACTCACGAGGGATCTGGGATCAGAAATATGAACAAAGCTTAATTGCATTGCGGCTAGCCTATACAATGCAAAGGGGTTTGCTCATATGCGTTCTATAGTAAGCGCATATGGGTTAATATGAACAAGCTTAGAGCTCTGGTCCTATTAGTGGTCACTTCGCATGCGAAAACAATGTGATCGTGAAGAGGACCAGAGCTCCAAACTTCAAGCGGGCGGGTGGGCCCACGAGCTCCAAGCTGCAAGCCTTAAAAAGAACACAATTTAGAAGTAGAATAAAAATAGAAAGCGAGGAAAAAATGGAAGTAGAACAATTAAAAAGAATAGCAGACATTTTAGAAGAAATTCTAAAAATAGTTAAAAAAGATATGGGGGTCAAATGACATTTAAATTGCACATATTAAAACCTGATGGCGCTGTCTCGTCATATGATTATGAGAAGAAACCAACATTCAAGGATATGTATCAGCTGGTGGGCTGTGACATGCTTCAGCCTTCGACTGCCTATCTTCCGAAATATTCAAATCGGAAAGATGGATATGTTGAATTTTATATGGATGAAGAATTTCTTTTAAAAAATCCAGTGGCGCAGGTGAACTCAGCGGTGACGTCCGCGTGGTATAACTGGCAAGAAAAAACTGGTCATATGGCTCTGCCTGGATCCAGGATCCACGGTAACGTGGCAGTGATACAAAAATGCCAATAATTTGGAATACTGGGCTCGCTGCAGAGCGGGCCCGCGCAAGAGCCCAGCAAGACGCGGCCCAATTCAACCTGAAGTTGAAGTTAAAAAATAAAAAGAAAAAGAGAGCCCCAAGCGCCAAGCTTCAAGCTCCAAGCCCCAGAATGGCCACAATTAAAGAGGATAATAAGATATGAAACTTAAAAAATTCTTAGATAAAAAAACTCCCAAAGAAGAAAAAATAAAAGTTCTGGAAAAAATGCTGCAGGCAGCTAAAGCCAATGGCGGGACTGTCAGCATCGCAGGCGCCAGAAACATTATAAAGGAACACAATGAAACAAGTAACACTCAAAGTAAATAACATAAGCACGGGCCAATGGTCCACGCTGCTTCTGGAGCTCAACCTGATTGCTAAGTCATGGAAAAAATTTGGAGTTAAAATCGAGCTTCAAGCTCCAAGCGTCAAGCGCATCCTAGAAGCGGGTATGAGCAACAAGCCGCAAGCTCCAAGCCCGCGCCTTAAAACGAACACATTTATATGATATAGGCGCAACTAGAAAGATATAATGTTAATAAAAGAAGCAAAAAAAATAACTGGAGGACTGAGCAAGCCAGGCAAGATGCCTGAGGGCTCATATAACCTGCCAGCGTCCGCATGCAAGACTGGCGCCAAGCTGCGCAAAATTGCAGGGACCCCGTGCCATGGTTGTTATGCCTTCAAGGGCCGTTATAACTTCAGCAATGTACAACAGGCGCTGCAACGGCGACTGGCCAGCCTGAACCATCCACAATGGGTGGAGGCCATGACTGTGCTTGTTAAAAAGAAAAAGCATTTTAGATGGCACGACTCAGGAGATATCCAAGGCGTCGCGCACCTTAAAAAAATTTATGAAGTCTGTAATAATACACCAGGGACCATGCACTGGCTGCCAACACAGGAGCGGCAATACCTGCCGCTGGAGGGCTCCACGTATCCAGACAACTTAACTATTAGACTAAGCAATTCAAAAAATAATACGAAGCCTGGGAAGGCCTGGACTCATTGGTCCACGGTTGTGGACTCAGGCGGCGACTGCCCCGCGTCGAAGCAAGGCAACCAATGCAAGAGCTGCAGACGCTGCTGGTCTAGAGACATAAAACATGTCACATATCCTAAACACTGAACCATGGAACATGGATCAAGATCCTCAGGCCCCAAGCGTCAAGCGCCCAGCTGATCGAGCTCCAAGCCGCAAGCATCAAGCCCCAAGCAACAAGCCTCAAGCTTAAAGCCACAAGCCACAAGCTCCCTGATCCGTGAGCCACGGAAAAGTTTCACGAGCCTCGGACCAAGGGCCTCGGCTATGATAAAAGTATTGTGTGGATGCGCTACATGGAACGCAATTTGGTGTGATGAAAATTTGATTTTATTCCCTGAAGTAACTTTTAATTCGACAGTGAAAAAAGTCCCAAAAGCATTGTAGCCCAATAGATCAGGAGTGCCAAGTAAGCTAAGGTTTTCAATCCTTGTCCAGATAATTCTGGGAGTTTTGGTCTTAAGTTTTTTATATAATTTAGCTTCTGGACCCATGTGTTTTTTAAGGGAACACTAGTAGTCATCTTTGAGTTTCGTGGGAATAATAAGTGGAGATTTTTTTTCAGTTTTCATAACCAATCTATGAGCAGAATGCTGTCGATTATGACCTATGATTGGAACAGCATGTTCATGCACTTCCATTCTTTTAATTTCATGTAAGAAACCATTTTGTTCAACCATAATAACTGCATTCGAAATGGCATTTCCCTGACGACTACCATCAGACTTGGCTTCAGTAAATTTAGATAAAAATTCTTGTAAGTCTTTAACTCTCACTATAATCCTGCTTTCCGCACGTCATCTATTTTTTTATCTAACGTGTTGTGCATCTTCTTATTCTCTTCCTCTAACTCTGTCAATCTTATTTGTAATTTTCCATTAAGTTTTTGATGAGACTCATTTACTTCAAGAGCATTTGCTAAACCTTCTTCGAGTTCTTTAATTCTTGCCTGAGCTTTTTTCATCTCAGGTGAATTCATACCTATGCCTTTGACAATAGTCATTTCGCCCTGAGCTTCTTGTCTAAGTTTATGTTCCTTCGCATACTTATCTTTCCACGTCTCTATCTGTAATGTTAAATCTAAATCTCCTCTATCTTCCTGTTCAAACAAGTGAGGCTCATCTTGTTCTGCTCCTTCTCTGTCTTTTCTCATTTCTCCCATAATACATTTACCTTCTTTCATATTGACTTTTTATCAATGTTACCCTAAATTGTCAACCATGGGAGTTCCAAAAAGATTAACAGACATGCAAATGAGATTTGCCGAATTTATAGTATTCGGTGGACCTGAAGGACCTATGACTCAATCCGAAGCAGCAATCGCTGCTGGATACAGTGCTCAAAGATCACGACAGGAAGGATCTGAACTAATGAATCCTAGACTCAGTCCATTGGTTGTCCAGTATGTTGGAACACTAAGAGAGGAAAGAATTAAGAAGCACCAAATTACTTATGATACTCACCTGGCTGAACTAGCTAGACTTAGAGAAGCTGCTTTGAAGAAGAGTAGTTTTTCTGCTGCTGTGAACGCTGAGACGAATCGAGGCAAAGCAGGAGGACTATACATAGAACGAAAAATAATAAAGCATGGGAAACTAGAAGATATGTCAGAAGAACAACTAGAAGCAAAGATGAAACAAATTTTAGACGATTACGCTCCAATTTTAAATATTACCCCCCAACCTGCAAAATTAACAAATAAGAAGCCAAAAGTGTCATCAAACAAAAAGCCCCAACAATAATCCTATCGAGATTCCACATTTAATTTTTCCAACCTAGTTATGCATCCTGTAGGAAAGACATTCCGATCTGAATAGGCCTCATCCTTTTCATCATAACTGGCAAAAGTCCAAATGAATTTTTTAGTTCTTTTATACATATACGCAAACGATACCATCTTAGAACATTCAAACTTATCAAACTCTTCGCGCGTGGCATGACCACCATCCGCAGTGATATCAACCCAAGAGATTTTATAGAAATAATATCTCTTCTTATTGATAATGACATGTCTATATTTTGATTTCTTCCTTTGCATATAGTACTAAATACCACAAAACAGGTTAGCATAAACACATTTATGGCCCGTACACCCCATTCAACGACGTTTTATACGTTTTATAAATTTGTAAAACGTCGTACATTTAGCTAGTAATACCAACACAAATCATCACTTTTAACGTTTTACACTCTATTTGAAATAAAAAAAATTTTAAATCAATTTCATGGCTATCAGTACTATGTGTAAAACGTAGTGCCTAATTTGTGCCATAATGATGCCTTAATGTTGCCATCTTTTCTGCAGCAAAAGCGACTTTAGCCAGTAGTTTATCGATATCGCCAGTTAGATCAAAGTGCCCTGGTACAACATCCCCTTTTAAAAGGGCGTCAATCTTAACCAATGCCTCATCTTGATCGGCTGCATAACGGGCTAGTAGAGCTTTCGTTACTCTTTCCCGTGTGGTGCCTGCTTCTCTTGTCATTTATCCTCCTTTGTGGATGCCAACTCAGCCTAGAAATTAAGGGTAATCCGCAAACTGAGTCAGCTTGTTACAGGATCCCATAAACCCTGATGATGTGCGGTCCCTAACTTTTAATTTTGTTCTCTTCGAATTTTGCTAAGAATTCCTTTTTATTTATTTCGTAATATTCATCTAATCTTTTTAAAAACTTATGCTTCCATTGTCGTAATTCAGGCCCTTGAAACTTGAATTCTTGCAAATATAGGTCAGGAGTACATACCATTATAATCCCTTGTTCAATACTAGAGCCATGAATATAGTCGTGGGCCATGGCATATGCAGCAATCTGCATATAATAGTCATCAATCCATTCTTTTCGCTTTGGACTATTTGCCTGTTTAAAATCTACAATTGTTTCCATTTCATTATGTATACACACCAGGTCCGTGCTCCCTGCATAAAGGCCAGGATAGTACAACGTTACTTCACTCCCGTAGTATTCATCAATAGGAAGTAAAGCATTTTCAATAATCTTTGTGGCCATGTCTTTTGCTTGTTGACCCAAAGACGTCAGGTCTTCGTACCCTTTCTGAAGAATAAAGGCTTCAATATACTTGTGCATAGAAGTCCCTCTCTTTGAAGCAACATTCTTAATCACTTCAGCCTGCTCTTCACCCACTTTAGCCTTCCATTTTTTGATGAATCCCTGGTCCTTGGTCCGTGATAAAATAGTCGTGACACTGGGTAGTTTCATACCCTTAACGTCATACGTTCTACTTCCCTCGTCATCGGACCTCGGAACATGGACATAATTATATCTGTCGTTCTTTTTCATTAAAAACTATTTTCTAGTTTTTCTTTTTTTAGTTTTCTTAGCTTTTTTCTTCTTAGTTTTAGCTTTTTTTTTTTTAGCCATAGTAGCCTCCTTTTTTTATTTTTCTAATTTCTTTATATCCGCGAGTTTCTCAATATCTTCATAAGGCACCCAACAGAATTTATCCTTCTTACCAAAGTAGCTACGGTCATAAGTCGCGTAAGCTTCCTTTTCGTACCAGGGTTTAATGGATGGAGAATAGTTTCTTTCTTTCAACTTGGCTTCAACCATCTCCCATAATTGTTGTCGGTTTACCAGTAGCCAAGGATATTTAATTCTTTTAAAAGCAATGTAGTCCGATTGTCCCTGAACCCATCCTGGATACCCAGCAATCCCCACATACTCTACGCACGCCAGTTCATCCTGCGGCTGAGGATCTTTTC